CCCTGTCTGCCCCACGGCAAAAGTCCACACTGGTTCTGGTTATAGGAAATAATGAATCTAGGTTGCTTCCATCAAACCTAAAGATATACCCGTCCTTGACGCCATAGATAAACGATTTGTCAGACCATAAAGACGAGAAGTTACCATCTACTTTCTTGGTAACCCCCCTGCGCTTTGCAATCATTCCAGAGTTGTCGATATCAAGGTTCAGTCCATCAGCGAGGAATGTACTTCCCCTGCTATAGCTGAGGCGTAAAGACTTCTCTACGTTATTAATGCCGAGAAACTTATAGACGGATATGAGTTGGTTCAGCATTACAAGAGCCCCCCTGCAATAGGATTGACTCTAGGGTTATACTCAGCCTTCGTAATCTTCTGCTTTACTTTCTCCACGTTAAATATAAAGCGACTGCCAAAGAGCTTTGATTGCTGAGGGTTGAATGTTTCAGAGTCCTGTTTCAAATATGCCCTTTCCATGGCCCCATCAATGAGGATAAGTTGATCTCGGTCTTTTATCGGGAGACTCTTAGCCTTATCCTTAATTGACGTTATTGTATAAGGCCCCCGATACTCCAGCATCCCATCTTCGTCTGGCAGAGGATAGAGCCAGATTGCTGAATCTTTGAAGTAATACCATATCGGGGTTCCGGTAGCCTGATCAATCGGCAGATCATCCTTGGGCCAGAGAGAAATGAAAACGTTTTCAAAATACACTTCATCCACGGAGAGAACAGTTTGATCCACTTCGGTGTATCTCGTCCCTTTGCGGATCTTCGTTTCAAATGTCTTCTTGAGGGCCTCAGTCTCAGAAAGAAAATATTGCAGCGACTCAAGAATACCATCTGCAAGCTCACTATCCTCCCAGAGAAACGGCTTTCTGGTATCGTCCAGCTTCTCTCTAACCCTGTTTATGAGCTCTTGATACGTCATGGATTATGCCTCGTTTGTGGTGGCTTTCTCCTTCTTGGCTTTCTTGGCAACTGCCTTTCTCACAACTTCCTTGGCCTCAAGAGTCTGCTTCTCTTCCATATCCTGCATGTGCTGATGGTATGCAGCCATGTCCAGCACACCGCTTTTGGGCAGCTTCTTAAGAGTGACAACTTCAAACTTGTCGGTGCGGACAGCAAGCTCTTTAGTGAAGGGGAAGATTACCCCATCATCTTTTCGAGCAATGTATTGTTCCATGGACGTTCCTCCTTGCTAGGGTTTATAAAAAGGGGGCTTTCGCCCCCAGAGTTTATTTCATCCACATACCCCAAGCACGGATTTTGAACTTTCCGTACACGGTCGGGGATCCCTGATAGGTAGGGATGACATCGATGGTATCAGCAGCGGCATACCTCTTTCCGCTGGCCCCATACGCATCAGTCCCGATGGCAGTAGCCGTGATAGTACCGGCAACTCCCTTCAGATCCACAGCGGCATCAAACCCGTTGGGATCATCTCCGTCCCCAATATCCGCTGTGACTCCGGTACCGTCATCCGAGGGGGTAACCATCTCCAACTCAGTTCCCATCACCCTCATACCATCACTGACAGGGATGGCCTGAATTACATCGGCTGAAACAAAAGCCGAGTTTGCAACCAGATCATCGATGTCCACAGTATTTTCCAGAACGAAGAGCCTTCCAGCTCCTTTGAAAGGAACGCCCCCGCCCATACTCTTAGTCGCATCAACGTTTTTTGCCATGTGTAGTTCCTCCGATAGAGTTTAGTTAGGGAGGGGGTTTCCCCCCTCCGTTAAAGGCCAGACCCTTGATTAGCTTGACCCAAGGGATGCGTACAGGTGGCCTATTGCGGTCGGCTGGATAACATCAAAGTCATACACAACCAGACCTTTCATGGCATCCGCAAAGGTATTCTGCGGTCGGTACACTTCATTCTTGGTGAGCTGTGCAACGAACACCAGCGAGGACTTGTGACCGAAAATGCAGTGCCATGCGGAATCGCTTGAGTCTCGGGAAAGCAGATTGGATACATAGATATCGAAACGATCAATGCTCCCAATCAGTCCGCTCCTGAGGACAGACTTCGGATCTCCGGTGAGAGAAGCATCCTTCAGATCAGACTTCTTAATCAGACCGGCAATTCTCGGGGGGATGACAATCCACCGATCAGTCTCCGGTATATCCTGCTCGTCCAGAACCGTATTGCAGTCCACGATAGCTTCGAGGGCGTTGGTCTTTGTAAGAGCGAGAGGGGTACCGGCTTTCCCGAGGTCGATATCGCCACTTTTCTTCCCAGCGGTATCGCCCGTATTGGCGGCATCAACGTCAGCATAGACGTTGGCGAATACCTGAGTGTCGTAGACGATCTTGAGTTGCTGGGCGGCATCATCGGAGAACTTAGACAGCCACTCCATATCTGTCTCTTTCACATCGATGTCGTCCATGGCAAAGTTGTAATACTTTGCACGGTTAATGGAAAATTCCACCGAGGGGCTTTCGGGGTATTCCAGATCAAGGTTCATCCCCTTCTGATAATCCCTGATAGTGATATTCGGGACAGTCCGAATGATGACCTTATCGCCCACATTCTTGACTTCCCCTACGTAGTCGGTGCTGGAAATGTTGGTACAACAAGTGTACGCATAGAATTTCTCCAGCGTTTTCCCTGCAAAAAGCAAGGGGATCCACTTGTTTACTCCGGTGTATTCATAGTCAGGAACACCTGCGGTTCTTGTAATAGGCATGGGTAACCCTCCGTATATTACTGATTAAAGAGGATTCTACCTTCCTGCATTGCCTTGGTGAATTTCGCCTCGGTTGCGTTACGCTCCTTCAAGGGGATCTTCCCAAGGGCTGCTTGGCGGTAAAACTCCTCTATATCCGATTGTTTGTATGTCGGAGAGGGTGTACCAGAAGGAGCAGGTGAGGGCTTCCCTGTCGGGGGTACTACCTGCTTGGAAGAAAGAGGGCGGTTTCCATTCGGAGCAGTGCTTCTAGACTCGTTCTTAAACTCCAGAAAAAACTCTGCTACCGTGTCTGCATCTCCTTGGGCGAAAGCATTCATAAGGAGCTCATGTTTGGTGCTGCCGGTAAAACGTTCCCTCTGTTGTAGCCATTCAACGAACTCACGGGAGCTGTTGACAGTTTCCCAATCAGGAACCTTGTTGGCTAGATTTGCATAGAACAGATTCGCAAGAACATTATTTACCTGAGCACCCGTAGCTTCAACCTTCTGAGTAGTGTCCTTCGTCTGGTTGGCTACCGAGTCCAAAAGCTTTTTCACTCCCTCGTAGATATCAGGGAAATTCTCCTTCAGATTCTCCACTTCTGGAGCTTCCTCTTCGGGCTGCTGATCTTCAGGCTGGGCTGACTTCTCAGCCACTAATCGCTCAAGCAGTTCCATCTTTCCTTGAAGAAATGAATTGGACTCTTTCAGCCCTTTTATTTCATCATGAAGTCTTGGAACTTCAGCATTATATTTCCCTTGCAAGACACGATACTTGTGCTCCCATACACCGGGGTCTTGTGGCTCGGGCTCCGCAGGTTCTTCCGGTTGGATGGGGGTGTCCTGTGTAAGAGTGTTGTCCTCGGGGCTCTCTCCTTCAGACCCATCCTCAACCTCAGGAGTTTCCAATTCGGGCTCCTGATTTTCGAGGGTACCTGAGAGGATACCTTCCTCGATTTCTTTTGCTCTGTCAGCTTGTCGCTG